ACGCTCGTCCCGAGCGATGCTAGCTGCGCGGCGTCTGAAAGACTCAAGCCGGTGATGGCCGAGAGCAGAGCTTCGGACATGGTTTTGGTCTTCGCTCCGGTGCCGAACGCGGCGTTTGTTGCCGCAGCATCGCCGGGGGCTGAGCCTGCAACCGCTGCGCTGCCGCTGTCTGCGAGCGTCGCGCTTGCTGTCGCACCCGAGGCTGCGGCGCCGCTACCGAGCAGGGCCGCTTCGCTCGTTGCAACCGCGCTGTAAGGTGTGGCGCCAGCAACGGCCGGCGAGAAAGCTGCCTGACCAGCGCCGAGTCCAGCGCCGGCCGGTGTGTAGCCACCGGCGAGCGCCGCGCCGCCCGCTTCCGTCGCGCCGAGCGCTGTGCCGCCCTCGGCTGCACCAAGCGCTGCGCTGCCACCTTCCACGCCGCCGAGCGCTGTGCCCGCGCCGGCTTCAGTCCCGGCCGCACCGAGGATGCCGGCGCCAGCAGCATATCCGACGGCGCCAGCAATAATCAGAGGCACCACCGACTCCAAAGTTTTCCTAACGCGACCCCTGCTGCCGCGGCTCTGGGGGACCGTGACAATTGTTTTGGTATCGCCCCCTTTCCAGAGACCTCGTGCACCTGTTTGACTTGGGATCACGACATCAGTGAGTGTGTCGCCCCCTTTCCAAATGCCTCGTTTACCACGTAAGACGGCCATAGCGGCATCACTCCAAAGTTAATTCGTAGGGATTATGCTCTTTGGGCGCGGCCCGAGATACCCCCTCCAACTCGCCGACGCCGCGTAGTTTCTTCGCCTCGACAGGATATGCGAACGAGAGCGCGAGCGCATCGGCCCGGCCGGGAGAGGGGAGCTTGCGCTTCTTCATGTCTTTCTTCGACTCAAGCTGAATCTTGCCGTCAAGCCGCGGCACAGTCTCCGGGCCGATCAGGTCGCGGTGCAGCACCGGATCGACCGGAATCACGCCGCCGGCCTTCAGCCATTCACGCGCGAGATACCACATCTCCGCGCGCTTGTTGAGGCAGCCCGCGTTCATCGAGTGCTCGGCGAACCACACGAGCATCCAGTCGCGCCCGAGCGTGCGGCCAATCGACGCGACGCCAGTGCCGTAGCCGCCGTCGATGAACACAGCGTCGGCCTGATGCTCCTCCTCAAGTTGCCCGAGCAGGTTGGCGATCACTACGTCGTTGTCATTCTTCGCGAACGTGCGCAGCACCTCGAAGCGAAGACCCTGACGCAACGCGATCACACCCTCGTCATCGCCCTCCCACGCGTTGTCAAGCGTCAATATCTTCGGCGCGAACGTGTATTGCTCAAGCCGCAGCGTGCGCTTCTCGGCCGCGTCCACATCGGTCTCGCTGATGAACTGCTTGACGGACTGCGCAGGGAACATGCCGCGCACGCGCACCTTGATGTAGTCAGAGTCGATGCCGTGGTCGGCGATCCAATTCTCGATCTCGGTCTTGTTCGTGATCTGCACCGAGCGCGAGTCAACGTGCGTGTTGCCCCATCGGTGCTTGAGGATGCCGAACGTGCCTTTAAACCAGCCAGTGTTGCGTGTGCCGTTGCCGAACGCGAACTTCATCGGCTCGCCATCGGTCAGCCCGCCCTCGCTCACCTCGTGGAAGATGTCAGGAATATTGCTTGACTCGTCGAAGATGTAGAACGAGGTCGCGGTCGGCGCGTGCTGACCAGCGAACGCTTCACTCTCGCCCTCGCGACAGGTCTGCGCGCTGCACGCCCATGTCTCGGGCGACTCTTTCGCGGTCATGCGCATCGAGCCCTTGCCCGTCGTGACCGTGAACCAGTGGCCGGTGATGCACAAATTAGTCCACTTGACGACCTGAGCCCACGTCTTCGTTTGCAATTGCTCGGCCGTGTTCGCGGTGATCGTGCCCTTCGAGTGTGGGCGCGTGGACATGATGAAGTTGGTGAGCCATCCGACCATCGCGCTCTTGCCGATGCCGTGGCCACTGACGACCGACTCGCGCACAGGTGGCACAGGTATCGCCTTCAGCGGATCGAAGTTGTTCGCTCTGATCTGGCGACCGAGGTCATCGAGAAACTGACACGCCCACGCATCGGGGCCGAACTCGCTGTCGTAGACGAGCGACCACGGCTCAGGGAGTTTGCAAACTTGGATGCTCGGCTCAGTCTTCCACGGGTAGGCCGCCATCACGAAGCCGAGCGGATCGTTCCAGAACTGCGCGATGAAGTCGGCAAGCTGCTCGTCTTCAGTCGTCTCCTGTGCTGCGGGCTCGCCAACGTCGGGCGCTGGCGCGTCCAACACCTCGAACTCATCGAGCGCGGTCATCGTGATCCTCTCGCCAGCGACACAGCGCGACGCCGATCAAACCGAGGGGCACCGCGAGACAGAGCAACAGGATGCCGAGCGCGAACGCGCAGCGCCGCACGATTATCATTTACCAACGACCCGTCGCGCCGCGAGCAACCGTTCGCTCAGCGCGCCCTTTACCGAGAGATTGACTTCAGCCGGGATCAGTCGGGCCGCGAGTTGGTAGAACGCGGCCGGATTCTTGCGCGCCCACACAGTGAGCGACGCGTCGGGATCGCCCTGCAATTCGAGGAACGCAGTCTTAAATGCCTCACGAACGGATGTCGTGAGCTTATTGGGCACACCCGGCTTGCGTCCCTGTCCGCTGGTTCGAGTCTTGGCCATGCGCGCAGTATCGCGCACTCTATGCCGGCCAACTACCCCGTCAGGCTGATCTGAACGCCCTGTAGATATACCGGCAGAGGGATCGAGCCACCTCTTTGCTGACGCCGAACTTGCGCGCGAGCCGCAGGTGCCCGAGGTGCTGAGGGTGACCGCGTGGGAACTCCTCGTGCAGCACGCGCATCAACTCGACCTCGTGATCGCTGAGGTGCACGCGGCGGCGGCTGCCCTTCTTGCCGTGCTTGCGATTTTTTGCAACTTGCATTTTTTTACGCGCTCTCACCATAACCTGACCTCTCACCACTCACCCCCATAGGGGGTGTGAGTGAGTGAGAGGCCTATCACCCCTCTCACGACCCTCTCACGAGAGGCCGCGAGAGGCGAGAGGGTGCCTCTCAACTTGTAATTTTTTACAACTTGCATTATTCTGCAACCTCCCCGAGTGTCACGAACCCCCGCGAATCGACCGCTATCCGGCCCTTCAAAACCAGCCCTGTGAACGCCCGGCCGACGTTGGTTTTACCCTGCCACGGCTTCAGGGTGGGGTGCACGAGCAGGTAGCGCTTGATCGCCTCTTCGACGAGCACCGTGTTGACCACACCCTCGCCCACCGCCAGTGAGTCGTTGAGCATGTCGAGGATGACCGCCTCGACCGGCCCCGTCTTGGCGTCAGCTATCCGCTGAGCCTTTGGCTTCGCAGCCCCGTGCTCGACGATACAGGACGTGACATCATCGCCCTCCCCATCCTGCCCCACGACCACAGGCACGAGCTTGAAGCCGAACTCCGCGCCGTCCTGCCCGTTCTTGAGCTTGACGACCTCAGCCACGCGCTCCTCGCCTACGCGCGTGATCTCGATGAGGGCATCCACCGCACCCCCGAGCCCCGACCAGCCCCGCGCGCCCTTGGTGGCATCCTTGCCGCTGTGGTGCACGAGCACGATCATGGCGCCCGTGTGCTTGTGCAGCGCTCGACAATAGGCGAGCACCGGGCCTACATCCTTTGCGCTGTTCTCATCCGCCCCCGGCGTGACCTGTGCGAGCGTGTCCACGAACACCACCGCTACCGGGCCGATACGCTTCAGCGCAGCGAGCACCTGCGCGACATCCGCCTGATCTCTGAAGTTGGGTGACTCGGGCAGGATTGACAGAGGCATTTCGCCGGGGCTGACGTTGTGTTGACGAACGTAGGCTTTGACCCGCATGCGCACGCCGCTCGCATCCTCGGCCGCGATGTAGGCGACCGCGCCTTGGCGCACGTGCAGGCCGCGCCACTCGATGCCACGAGCGACGGCGCACGCGATGTCTACGCAAAAGAAGGTCTTGCCTGAACTCCAATCACCGAACACGATGCCGAGCGTGGCGCGTGGAAGCACGCCCTTCACGATGAACTCGG